CTGTTCTCCTACCACCAGGATCGTCACCTTCAATATTAGGTGCAAAGGCAATAGGAACTTCTTTAATACGCATAGCTCGGCGGGATGCCAATGAGTAATGTTTTTCACCCATTGTGTCTCTAGCCAATCTTGATTGGTCAGATTCCGGAACTGTATTGCGTCCTGATTTGTTAGAATTTAAAGGATATTTTCCATTAGGGTCATTGAAGCCAACTTCTTTATTAGGAGGTTGCATAGACAATGCGGCAATGGTTCCCATAATAATCGGAATCTGTCCTTCTCTACCATCAGCGAAAAAACCAACAACATGTGTGCCTTCAACCATACCGCTTGCAGATTGACCAATACCTGAAACGCCCGCAGAAGTAATAGGTTGCATACAAGTTGCAAGGGGCAAGTCAGATGTAGGTAAAACAGCCTTATCAGGATTGTGATATCCTATAATACGAACTCTTACTCTGCCTAGTTTACTTGGGTCATTCCTATCTTCAACAACACCTTGAAACCAACAAAATTCTGAATACACATTTTCCATTAAAATTCTCCGGCGCCGTCACGGGCAATTTCCAAAATCATATTATGTCCCAGTTTATCTATATCATGTCTAATGCCTGTTACAATATAAACACCCGAAACTTTGTCATCAAATAAATTTTCATATTCAGGATTACTTTGCCCTTTATCACCAACACTAGGATAATTAAACTTGATTAATCTACCAACTTCAATGTCTGTTTTACCTGGAACTGTAATTTCATATTTTAAAACATCCAATTCAGCCAAAGAGGACTCTCGATAGCATACCGAGGATACTTGTGAGATGTCAAACGCATTTTTATTACCAAATAATCCAGATGCCCCCGCTTTATATTGTCTTTTACTTAGAGGGTCTGCAAACATACCCTTAGGGATAGGATTTATATTTCCTATATGTTTAAAACTATCATAGTTTATATCCAAAACACTTTTGTCCTGTTCACGCCTAGCCGGTTGTTCAGGTGTGTAATCAAACTTAATATTGTAAATATCTTTCTTTGTCCAGTCATAACCATGTGTGACACTGCCGTAATATCCAGAACTTTGGTTTTCAATTTGGTCAAAATGTCTAGGATATTCCATTTTACTAACAGTTGTCATTTTATTAGAAATAAATGGTGAAGTATATTTAAAATTACTTGAACGTTTATCCTGTGAATCTATTGTAATTTCATCTAAATTACTAACATAAACATATTCATCATACAATGTTTTTGTATCTTTTTGTTCCTGTGTGAGAGCAGTTATAGAAGTAAAATAATGTCCTTTGTTAGATTCAAAGAAAAGTGTGTTTGGTAATTTGTATTCATTACCAACAGTATTTTTTGCAACGTAGTTCATACATTTAAAGGGTGACCAATAATTGGATACAAATTCTAAGTTGTTTGAAAAATGTGGTGTATCTAGAATAGTTATTGAGGGATCTCCTGAATCTTTAAAATCAGGAGTCATAACACGCGGCTCGACGATATATTCAGAAAACAATTGTAAAGCGATTTCTTCGGTTGAACCATTAAATTTTTCACTTAGTCTAGTTATATTATCCTTAATACCTTCCATTGACATAAACTGAATTGTATAAAATTGTTCTCTATCACTGTTCAGGAATCTATCAGTTACGGCATAAATTGCAAATGTTTTGTGTATAACATTTTCAGGTGTATCATTAAGTGCAGGTGTTCTAATTTTAAATGTAATTGTATCTCTGCCTAGGATAGGACTATTAGTTAGTAGATTAACGGCATCACTCACAACAACATGTCCAAATATGCAGGGTGTATGGATACTTTCGTGTAAAGTAATTTCAAGGAAAAAGTTTTGTAAATCTATTGATTCCTTAATGCCTGTATTAAGATAGATAGATTCTATCCTAACATCACCCGCTGATTGTTGTAAATTTTGTGCCATTATTCGTTAATCAATTGTTTAAATTCAGTGATAAAATCATTTAAATATCTAGGTTGCAAAACTTTAATGTTTTGCCTAGAATCATTCTCAAATCTTTCATGCTCTATGTGTGTTACCTCAAACATTTCACCGGCTGTAATAAGAGCAGCATTGTAATCAGAACAAATTAAAGGACTATCATATAATGCAAAATGATGTGTTGCATTGGCGTTTCCTGCGCCATATTTCTTTTCAACAAGAGCGTCAAGTTGTTCCTCTGTATAATACCATTCTAAGTAAGGATCTATAATATTATTAATTAACAATATGACCCAATGATATTTTGCATTATTATAAAGGAAGAACGAAATATCCTCGGGTCTTTCTCCCGACTTAATTGTATATTCCTCAAGGAATGCTTCATTTACAATAAATGAATCTTTAGGGGCAACTCTACGAAATATATCTGTTAACGTAATTAAGGATTCGTTACCATCATTTTTTTCATCAATCTTATATAAAATTTTAGGAAAGTGTTCAAAAAACATTTTAGTAACCTTGCTCAATTCTATCTTTTGTCATAAGTTCAAGCTCTTTAAATGCTAATTGCATTGTAATTTCTGAAGGTGCGCCGCCTACATCCTTAAATGTAGTAAAAGAGCCGCCAGCGCCATAATCCACTTTCATATCTGTTAATGCACATGTAGATATTTTATTGACAAATCTATTTTCGGCGCCCCTATATCTAAATTCTATCTGAAACTCGGAAGGATATGTAAGGAAGAAATCACTTGTATCTCTGCCTGAGTGCATATGATATTTGAATGTATCAATGATTTGCATAACATTTTCTAATTCATTTCTATTTCTCGGAGCGAACTTCCATTCAAAAGCAAAGTCTCGAAAGTTCATAGTTTTAAAGAGTTGCTCTTTAAAAGGATTTACAACCTTTTTAGTGAGTGCTTGAACCGTGCCGCCAAAATCTACATTTAATCCAATTTGTTTAAAAATATCAGAAACACCTATCAAACCTCGACCTATTGCCTCACCTGCTCCCCCAGCACTTTTTAAAAATTCGTCTAAACTTGTGGTACCCGGTCCCACTTGTGTTATAGCACCGCCTATTGTTCCCAATTCAGTATCCTGCCATTGTGCGCCATACTTAGTGCTAAGAGACTGAGGAATATAAAGTTGAATAATTGTATTTGTTTTAATAAGTCCCGTTCTAGAATTGAGTGCATTGGCACCTAGGGCAAATCCACCTAAACCCACAGCCGTTTTTACTAATCCGCTAGCGCCGCCGCGGCCCAAAGCCTTGCCGGTCGCCAAGGCCGCCACACTACCCGCAGTTCCTAATGCGGCAGCCTGAGCAGTAGCCACAGAAAATAATCCTGCTCCCTGTTCTGCATTTACTCTATTTTCACTACTATCTGAGTATAAAGCACCTGGAGCCTCACCGCTTCTAATAGCTTTTGCTTCATTAGAAGGTATTCTTTCTAGAATATTAAACACCATAGAGTGTGGTTGAATTTCGGAATCAATGTCCTGAGGATACCGATATGTTCTTTTTTGTTTACGCCGTTTGGCACGTTCAATTCTTTCTTCAACATTTAGGTCACCATTGCCTTGGGGAACTTCTTTTATAACAGAATTGGCTTGGGATGCCTCTTCATTACTAGATGAGACTGCATCCTTATTTTGGCTAATCTCATCGTTTCTGTTTGGACCTCCCCGAGAATTTTTTCTTCTCTGTCTTCGTTGTCCTGGTGTCTCTTGTGCCATTTGTGATAAATACCTTTATTACATTGTTTTAGACTATTTATATGACTTATACCAAAAATTTACACCAAGGGCGTTTTATTCCTCGCAATCCTAAAAAGTATCGCGGTGACCCTACTAATATTATTTATCGCTCTAGTTATGAGCTTAAATTTATGAATTGGTGTGATATGAATGAAGACCTTCAAGAATGGGGTTCCGAAGAAATTGCAATACCTTATAGGTCACCCCTTGATAATAAAATACACAGATACTTTCCTGACTTTTATATAAAGGTAGGTAAGAAGAAGTATCTAATTGAAATAAAACCAGAACGTTTTACAAAAGAACCCACAATACCTAAAAGAAGAACAAAACGTTTTATCAACGAGGTAAAACAATGGGGCGTGAACCTAGCAAAGTGGGAAAGTGCCAAAGAGTTTTGTATTGACCAGGGCTGGGAGTTTAAAATTATTACAGAGAAAGAATTAGGCATCTCGTATAAATAGTCGTATGGCTAATCCATTTGAA